CGGTGGTGGTGTAACTGTAACTTTACCTGCTTCACCAACTATTGGTGACGAAGTTTCATTTATTGATCAGGGTTACGACTGGGATTCAAATAATTTGACTGTTAATAGAAATAGTTCTAACATAGTTAATGCGGCATCTGATTTAACAGTTGCGACACAAGGGGGTGCATTTACATTAGTATTCTCAGGTGACGCTACAACAGGATGGACTTACACGGAGAAATAATATGTCAAATTACGAAGCAACTAAATATGATTTTTCAGGAGCAAACCTTACAGGTATTGAAGGAATTCCAACAGGATGTATTATCCCTTGGTCAGATACTTCTGTTCCTACAGGTTTTTTAGAATGTAACGGAGCAGCTGTTTCAAGATCAACTTATGCAACATTATTTGCTATTGTTGCTACAACTTATGGTTCTGGAAATGGCTCAACAACTTTTAATCTTCCGGATTTAAAAGATAATGTTCCACTAGGAAGATCAAATAGTGCAGCACTTGCATCTACCGGAGGAGCAAATACAGTTGGCTCAACAGGAAACGTAGGTGGTTCTACAGCAAATGCAACTTTAGCAACGGCACAATTAGCCAGCCACTCCCACTCTATTTTCCTTGGGGAACAAGATCCAAATGCTATGGCAGAGTCTGGTGGACGGATCGTAAATACCAATACCACTCGAAACACTGCAAATGAAGGATCAGGTCAAGGACATGATCATAATATGAGTGCAACTTTTACTGGGGATTCAACTTCGGTTGTACAACCGTATTTAACAATTTTATATGTAATTAAGACTTAAGGAGAATTTATGGCAACAAACGCAACATGGACAGTAGTATTTGAGGATAAACTAGTAATCAATAGAAGTGGTGATAAACTAGGTTATGAAATAAATGATGATGCTTTTTGGAATGATGCAAAATTTTCAAATGTATGGGCTATTCAGTATGGAACGACTTCCTCTTCAGATGAAGTAGAATATGTGGACGCAACACCTCATTCTGCTTACGATTCAAGTGTACTTGGTAATTTTAATGATTTCATAACACGATGGGATTCAGCGCATTTATCAAAATTACAAGCTGACTGGGATGGCGATAATATTGATGGCGAAACCGCTGAACAAAAAATCAATAGAATAGGCGCAAGACCTACTTCTTATAACTCTCCGTCCGTTTAATATTTATTCTATTCGTTTTCATTTGGAGTAACAAGTATCCACGAGGTAATAATATATTTATTATCTTTTAAAGGTGGATTCCCTCTATGAACGTAGGGAAAACCAGCGGGGAAAATAACAATTCTTCCCATCTTAGGTTTAATTCTTACACTCTGATGGAGAAGTTCAGTTTCTCCCCCCTCTTCTATGTCGTTTAAATAAACCAACCAACTCAATACTCTTCTTGAGTCTTCCCCTTTATTGCCGTGTTCAATATGCCATATATGATATCCTTGTCCCGGTAGAGTTTTTTGTATTTTCATACCTGTATATTTTAAAGGGGCATAATGAGAGTTTATACATGTAGACTCTAGATATTTTTTTAAAGCTATATCAAAATTTGCAATGAAGGGTTTAAGGTCTTTATACCATACATGAATGTTCCCCGGACCCATAGATTTGTTTGTATCATTCTTTTGAATAAGAGTAACTTTTTCTAAATTTTGTCTGGTAAATTTTGCTGTAAAATCATTTTCTTTTTCATAATATTCAATTACTTTCTTACATTCTGATGGTAAAATATAACCATCAAATATACCTATAAAATTTTTATCTATTTGGTCGTTTCTTTTTTCCATTATACTTTTAGTTTCACTTCTTCTTTGTTCCATCTTTCCCTTATTCTCTTATTCTTCGCCCAGCTTTCGTCGCTCGTATTGGGGGCAATATTCATTACGATAGTATATCTTTTAGTATCAGCTTTTACCTCCTCTACATAGTGTTTTATCCCCGGTGGAAAGAAATAATAATCCCCTGCTTTAGGGGTAATTTCCAGCTGCAGTTCCGGCAAAATGAGAGGATTTCCTTCGGTTAAATACAAAAGTCCATGGACATCAAGGTGGTCATGTACGTCAACTCTATCTCCTTTTCCAAGCTCAATTCCCCATAGATCTTGGATAATCTGTTTCTGATAAAAGTAGCGAAATAAACCTGGGTTTGTAAGTTGATGAGTATTAATGCAGTGATTAATAAATTTTGTAATTACTGGATTATCAATAAAATGATTCCAAGCTGTCATTTTACCCCGGACATAGGTCGCATCCTCTAACTCGTCCGTTAAATTATGTCTCGTTTCATTTTTAAGATTTTCTATGTGATCTGCATAAGGATAGTTTCCAAAAGTTATTTGTACAGTTTTTGGATACGTCACCACTAAACTACTACTCGTAGTTGCCACTCCTCCATGAGGATCTGATGAAGACGTCTTTAATAATTTTATGCTCATTTTAATAGTTTAGCTTTTCCTTTCTGACTCGGATCTAATGTTTTATGATTTGTTTCTAATTTTTTAAGAGTCTCCGCGTTTGGATTCCATTCTTCTTTATTAATTATTGGTTCTCCTTTTTCTGGTCTAGTTTGAAATACAGCTGTATATTTACCATCATAAGGCATTAATTTTTCTTTCCACCACTCTGGTTCTTTAATAGTATAATGTGCATTTTTTCCATTGAGTAATGTTTGAGTAGCAGGATAACAAGAAATAGCTAGAAATACATCGTCTGCAAAATTAAAAATATCTTCGAGAACTTCTTCTACTTTGTCTTCTTGAACATGTTCCATTACATCTATACACATTACAAAATCAAATCTCCCGGTAGGTTTTGTACTAAATGGTTCATAACCAGGATCATAAGCTACTACATTTATATTTAAAGGGGCTCCCGGTGTTTTAGGATTATTAAAAAGTAATTTATGGAACTTAGCTTTTCCCGATCCATAATCTAAAATATGTTTATATTTATTTCTCAGAATAATATCCCAGATTTGATATTTATATTCTCCTAAAGATTCGCCTATCCAATGAGTTGGATTTTGTTTATGATATTTTGTGGCTTCTTCTAGTGATTCGTAATTCATTTTTCTTTATTTTCTGGTGTATATAAATACTTAATTTTTGAATTAATTAAAGTATATAATGCATCATTAATGTTTTCAACTAGTGGAAAGCCAGCTAAATTAAAGGAAGTATTTAATAAAAGAGGTACATGTGTCTCTTTATAATACTCCATTATTAAATCATAATAATGTGGATTTTGTTCTCGTTTTAAAGTTTGAACCCTACAGGTTTTATTAACATGGACGATAGAGGCTGTTTCTTGAATAGCTTTTTCTTTAGCGTCTATGGCAAATGTCATATAAGGAGATTCAGGTAGAGTAGCAAAGTCAAACCATTCATCTTTATGTTCAAATAGAACCGTAGCTGCAGTAGGACGCCACCATTGTCTTCCTTTTATTTCGTTTACAATTTCTTTAGCTCTAATATTTCGTGGATCAAATAGTAAGGACCTATTACCTAATGCTCTGGGACCCCATTCCGAATGATCTTGAAAAATAGCAACTAGCTGTTGATTTAATATTTGTTCAAGTGCTTCTTTTTTATCTTTTATAATTTTCATAATATACTGCTGCGCCTATTGCTGTTCCTCCATCATGGGCAATCGGATCCACAAAAAAATTTAACTCTGGATATTTTTTAACTAATTTAAAATTATTTAAACAATTCATAAAATAACCACCGGATAAAACTATATTTCTAGATGATTTACATTTATCAATTAATTTATATGTTTCCTCTAATGTTTCTCTTTGGGCTATTTCCCCTAATTTAGCTTGTTCATAATTTATATTATCATATTTTTCTTTTACCATTGCATAGGGAGCTATTCCCATTAATTCCCCTGGACGTCCTTGAAATCCAGCTATGGCAGAATAGTCTGAATATTTAGACCCTCCAATTTTTTTAGAAGAAAATACATAGTTATCTTTTTCCACTTCTCTATCATCGTCGAAAGGAGTAAATCTAAAATTAGAATAATATTGGTATTGAGAACTAATAGTATTCTTATTTAAATGATAAATAGAATCTAATTCTTGATAGCCTGGATAGGCAGGATGATGTGCACCTCCTCCATCTCTTATAACAGCTGTGGCTTCTTTAAAAGGAGATAAATAAAGAGCACAAATAGCATGATATAAATGATGATGATAATAATTAAAATAATATTCTTTATGTTTAATTTGCTTTTCAAGAGCTTCAATTACTACATAATCCTTGCTGGGGGAAGAACGCCCATAAGACGAAATAGCTAAACAATCAAATTCTATATCTTTGAACTTTTTTACACCTTCAAAAGTTAAAAGATTATCCGAAAAAGGATTGAAGTTTTTAATCTTATTAAATCTATCTTCTTCATAATATTCTTTTAAAACTCCTTCGTCAAAGAAAGCGTATGACATATGATGAGATATATTTATCCCAAGTATTTTCATTATAGATATTTATGTTCTGGTCTATGGTTATTCTTTAAATTCTTTAATTCAATATAATGCTTATAACAAGTTTCGGTAAAAGTGGTTAAATAAAGGATGTCTCTGGGATGATTAACTCTATAAGCTTCCATTCCATCGTACCCCATTTCTTCAGCTACTTTAAATCTAAAATGGCCACAATGAATTTCATCTTTTTCTTGTTGGGGGTTAAACATAATAACTCCAGGAAAAAGAAGACCATCTTCTTTCATAAATTCTCTCACATTTTTAAGATGCTGCGTTTCATGGGGTTCCTCCCAATTAATGGAATCATTATTTTGCAAATAATCAAAATTTATGGTAGTAAGCTTAGCAGGAAACCATACTATTCTGGCTTTCATTATATTCATAACTGATATATAACATAAATAATATGTTACAAAAGCTTAAATTTATTCCCGGATTTAATAAACAAGCCACTGAGTCTGGCGCTGAAGGTCAATGGGTAGATGGAGATTTTGTCAGATTTAGATATGGACTCCCTGAAAAAATAGGGGGCTGGGCTCAATTAACAGCCGCAGAAAAAACATTACCTGGAGCAGGAAGAGCAGCACATCCATTTACAAGTTTAGCAGGCGAACGTTATGTAGCCCTAGGAACTTCACAAGGTTTATTTATATACTATGGAGAAGATCTTTATGATATTTCTCCTTTAGCTACAGCTATTACAGGATGCACTTTTACCACTAGCAGTGCAGCTGGAACTACTATTCAAATTGATAAAGCCTCACATGGATTAAAAGCAGGGAGATATATTACTTTATCTTCTGTAGTCGTAACTGGAGACTCTACTCTTACATCAGGTATTTTAGAAAAAGCTTATGAAATTATAACGAACACAACTGATGCTTTTACTATTATAGCGTCTACTGCTGAAACAGGACTGGGTATGACAGCTGCAGGTTCTGTAGTAGTTAATCCTTATTATGTAGTTGGACCTACTACTCAAACAGTTGGGTATGGATGGGGAACCTATTTATGGGGTGATTCTACTTGGGGCACTGAACGTACAACAAGTAGTGTAACTCTAGATCCAGGCACCTGGAGTCTTGACAATTATGGTCAAGTTTTAGTTGCAACTATTGCTGATGGACCAACTTTTACATGGAATGCAGGAGCAGCGAGTCCTAGAGGCATTAGAGCTTCTCAATCCACTACGAATTTTGCTACAACTTCAAATCCTACAGTTTCATCTATGACCATTGTTTCTGATAGAGATAGACACTTATTTCATCTTGGAACGGAGACAACCATCGCCGATAGTAGCACTCAAGATAAAATGTTTATTAGATTTTCTAATCAAGAAGATTTAAATGAATATACTCCCACAGCTATCAATACGGCAGGTACATTCAGGCTTGATACAGGTAGTGAAATTAGAGCAGCTGTTGCGGGAAAAGATTATACTTTAATCTTGACTGATACAGCAGCTTATGTGGCTCAATATGTAGGCCCTCCTTATACATTTAGCATCAGACAAGTTGGTACTAATTGTGGATGTATGGGAATGCATGCAGCCGTTTCTGCCAATGGAGCTGTCTATTGGATGGGGGACGCCGGAGGATTTTATAGATTTGATGGTACCGTTAAATCCATTGATTGCCTGGTAGAAGATTTTGTATTTGATACTCAGGGAACCGATCTAGGAATTAATTATGATTCCAATAAACTTATTTATGCAGGCCATAATAGTTTATACACTGAAGTCAGTTGGTTTTATCCTAAGAATGGTTCAGAGCAAATTGATAGATGTGTTACTTATAATTATGGAGAAAATATCTGGACTACTAGTTCTCTAAGTAGAACAAGTTGGACTGATGCCAATGTTTTTAATAAACCTTATGCCACAGATTATATTTCTACAGGTACCCCTGTCTTTCCAGATATTTTAGGAATTACAAATACTTATGGAGCTTCTTTTTATTATTCTCAAGAAACAGGAACCGATCAAGTTAATAGTGCAGCTACTACGTCAATTGATGCCTATATACGATCTGGAGATTATGACATTACTTCCAGAAAGAATATGATGGGTCAAACTACAGGTGTAGTTGATTTCAAAGGAGACGGAGAATATTTTATGTCTGTAAGCAGAGTCATTCCAGATTTTAAATATTTAACAGGAAATGCTAAGCTTACCTTGTATATAAGTTCCTATCCAGATGCTACAGCTACTAGTTCTCCTTTAGGACCCTTTACAGTTACATCAACTACTGATAAGTTAAATACCAGAGCCAGAGGAAGATTGGTTTCAATCAATATTGCTAATGACGCCACAGGCGAAACTTGGCGATATGGAACATTAAGATTAGACGCACGAGCGGACGGAAGAAGATAATGCCATTTAAATCAGAAGATCAAAGAAGATATTTATGGGCCAACGAGCCAGAGATAGCTCGTGATTGGACTGATACTTATGGAAGTAGAATTCAAAATAATACAGGTGGGATTACTAGACTAGGTTATGCTAATGGTCCAAATTATCAAGTTGACCCAAATACTATCAATCAGGATTTATTAGGAACTGCTGATTACCAAGGAGAAGAGGAAGAAGAAAATTATTTAGAAAAATTTATGAGATATATGCAAGGCAATGCAGGGAATTTAAGCCAAGGTGATGTTACAGCAAATAAAAAATTTTTAGGAAATATGCAGTTTAGTCCAAACAATCCATATCGAATGACAAGCGGACTCTTCCAAGGAATGAATGCACCAGGAACTTCTGCGCATGGTTCAAAGAATCCAAAAGAAATGGCACAGAAATGGGTGGAAAAATATGGGGGTGTAGATCATCAGACTACTCCTATGAAGGAAAAGAAAGCGAAGATGAGACAAACGGCAGGATACGCCCCACATCATTCTTACAGTGGTGGTGGAATTAGTAGATTAGGTTATG